GCGGAAAGTAACATTGCTTTGGATTAACAAGAAATAACAGATATTAATAATAATGAAGAATTTTCAATAACTGTGTCAAGTACAGTAGATAGTAATTCTTTATATATAATAATAGTTGTATCTTGAAAATCCAGACCGCCTAAAAAGAACAAATTACATTGGTTTGTTTAAAGTGGATCATAGTAATTAGATACTCCACTTAAGATCATATTGAATGATTTTTGAATTACCCCTCAAAAATATATTATCAAATATGAAATAATACTGTTATTATACTGACGTATCTAATCAGTTAAACATTTTTATACTGGTGTGTTTACCCAGTTTGTAGATAATAGAATAATAAATTATAATAATATATATATAATAAAAAGATATAAAAATGTTTTCATTAATCAAAATTTTATTCTATTCCTTTATAAGCTATTCATTTAAGCCTAATTCTACTATAAATTACCGGTAAATCTATTAATCGCATGATCAATGACTCTATCAGTCGCATAGTTTACAAATTCTCCAGCTCTTTACATCATAGCACTGTATGTGCTTTAATCTGATTAAGCTCCAGGATCGTTTACTACTATATCTTTCAATTCAGTCAATTCAGATGGTTTAGCTCTCACTCCTGATGTATCTCCCCATTATCTAAATGTAGTTGTAGGGACGTATTCATATGATAATTTTAACTCTAATCTATATGAATCTGTGGAAGCTAAGTTAGTAGCTAATATATATATACCGTTTCTCAAGTGGTTTACTAATGTATCAAGTTCTCCTCCTACACCAGTTAGACCATTTAAGGTAGAACTGTATCCAATTTAGTCGGACATAAACAAGGTATCTTGTAAATCTGTTGGTACCCAGACATAATCATGTTTTATGATATTAGAAGCATTAGAAGCTTCATAAGATGTAGGATAAGTTTTAATTTATGATGTATTTGGAAAAGGTATGTTACCTCCTCCTGGAAAGTTATCTCCTAAGCTTAAAGCATCATCTTTTCCTGGGATTTACAAAATTTATATCAATCCAGCTCTTGCAACCATAGCAGATGTAGGGATCAATCTAATTCCACAACGTATTAATCTACATGTAGTCCATCTAGCACCTGAATTATTATTTAATCCTTGATAACTATTCATTGGATGTGAAGCGTTCTATACTACATCCAAATATCCTCCTTATCCGGTTTTGTATTGTTAAAAGAATCTTAAGTTACCGTTCGGACCTGTCCCTGCTGTATACGATGCCCCTGCTCCAAAACTTGGTTCATTAATAGCATGTGGGAATACAGCTGCAGCAACTCCATATGTGTTTGGAGGTATAGGTGATAAAGAATAACCACTACTTAAAGTAGCTGACAAATTAAACTCTAAAGTTTAATCAAATATACAACTATTTAAAGGATAGTCATATGGTGGTTTCACAGGTGCAGTATCAAACGGTTTAAGAACGCTTGCCACATAGGGAGAAATTTTAATATTTCTTCTTATCGATTTTATTTATGCTCTATTCTAAGACCCATAAATTGTACCTTTATTGAACTAAGCCGATCTTCTATCTTTATTAGGATTTGGTACAGTTATACTTTTAATTTTATTCTTAATTTATTTAATTTATTAATCCTATTTCTAATCAACTTTATTCTTTTTACCTTTCTTTTTATTGTTGGCTCCAATTTTACATTTACATCTTTATAATGTAAGTTATTAATTAATACTGTCAGGATCGACAGCAGCTGAAAATTATAATCCTTTCAGCGCGGATTGTACTCTTTCGAGTATTTTTGTCATCGTGTCATATAACAAAGATGATATGTTAGTGTTACATTTTGCGTCTTAGAGAATTTAATCACAAACGTTTTCAATTTTTTAGCATTTTCTTAATAAAACTTAGCTACAGTCTTATGCACAACAAGTTTGTGCTACTCCGAATTTTTAACCCTCCAATTCGCAGGTCTAGTTTAATGTTATGTTTTAAGTAATAATGTAAATTTTTTAGATGTATGGCCTATCAAGCTGAACAAAACCAAAATGTATTAATAAACACATATGGAAAAATTTACTACCTTCCTCCTACCAGAAATTTTTGTTTAACAACGTTAACTACAAGAATTTCTATCATTACTACTCACGACATTTTAAGATACGATCGGATTTTTTGATGCTTCAGTTTTCATATATAAGTTTAAAAATTTGTATTTATTATCTCCGACTTCTCTTATCATTCCACATAACAAATGTCGATCCACTCCTTCCATATCACCTACTTTAGTAGTAGTGTCTAAAAAATAAGGAAATGTTAAGTCATTACGTTTACTGATTATAGGGTTTTATCTTAATACATCTTTATACAACTTGATGGCAGATTTATCCTTATAGTCAACTAACGAATTAAAAACTTTAATTATAGAATTAGTTTTAGGTAGAAAAGAATATAAGTTACATAATTATCTCACAAATGGTAGAGATAAATTAGAATGTAAATATGAAAAAAACTATGATATCTATAAAATGTATACATTTTTCAAACGTGAATCACTAAACAATTATTTATGTGCTATTCTAGTAAAATTTCTCCATAAACTAACTCCGCTAGGTCGTATAATACCTATTTTAGAAAGAAAATCAACTTTGTTCCCAAGTCTATTCATTTTCCGTGTACATTAACCTAATCCATGTACGCCGTTATCTGTTTTACTAAAATAGTCATACAAATGTTTCCCGAGTTTTGCTTCGTCTTGTTCAGTTAGTATACAAAACCAATCATCTCCTCCAACAAACATGGCATAATGTATGATACCAAGTTCTGAAAAAATAAACTCGTAATATAATATAACCCGTAAAGTATTACCGAATGTAGTACGTGTAGGATGCCCTGATGTAACTGTACCGTTTATACAAGTAGAAAATATAGTGTTAAATTTTTTACCTATTTTAGTTTTATACACTAATTTAGATTTTAAGTCGGTAATCAGTTTCAAGGTTTTGTCATACATCTTAAGTGGTATACCCAAATGTTTCCATATTTTAGGAAGAAAACTTTTCCACAGAGAATTGTCAACTAGATCAATAAGTTCAGCATGTTGGTTAGAATCGTGTGATTTAAAATCGGTACTTACACACGTGGGTTTACCATGTATTGAAATTCTTCTCCATTCTTTGTCAATCCTATCCTATAATTCCTCATTGTTAAGATACGATGTATAGGCAGGAAACACTTTCTTGAGACACTTTAAACCTATAAAATTGATATGATTAGCCAATCCTAACAAAGATATATCAGGACAACATATATTTCTAGGCCTATTGGACATTTTGGAAATTAGAGATCTAATATGTCTCAGAAAGAATTCTCCACATTTAGGAAAACAGGATAACACAGTTTTCAGCTTACCAAATAAAGCTTATTTTCTACCTTTAACATAGCTAAGAGATTTAGCCTTATCGACGGTTGCTATATGGGATATATATGCATCAAAACTTATATCTCTGGGCAATAGGGTGAGAAAAGCTTCACCAAATTTTTATATATAATTGTGTTTTTGTACAAAGACCTTAAAACGATCAAAGACATTTCTATCAAACCTATTAAAAGAACCTGCTTATCTCATAATTATAGCACTTATAGCATTCAAAGGACAAGATGCGTATGATGCAAAATTAATTTCTTATCCTAGATTATCCACTTTATCTAACACAGAATATTTAGGTGCATTCTTTTTACATGTACAATGTTTTAAGTAGGTGTTGTATATATTCTATGGGCTTTTATCCAATATTAATTATTTAGTTATAGGATGGTAAAAGTCTATTTTTGTCAACACATAAGGATTAGTATTCCTTATATCATAGAACTCCAATTCGTTTTTATGATAGAACTCTGTTTTTATAGCTCCAATCACACGATCATCTCTAGGTTACAAGTTCTAGCCGAAAAATTTGTACATATACGATCCTAATTTAAATGGACCACAATACTGTAGACAAGCAGAAAAGATAGCCGCGTAAACTTCGGTAAAGCTATCATAATTAACTTCAACTGATGCTAGTTTTCTACTAAGTGCCGCTTGTAGATTAACACTTTATCTAACAAGGTTAGTAACAATTTCAACATCACTATATTGATAATATGATCTTAATAACACTATAAGCCATCCACAATAAGTATCTGATAAACCTAACTTACGATTGATGAACTATATAAGTGTCTCACCATTTTTAGCAACGTATTTGGTAGTAAAGTTAGATCTTAAGTGGAATCCTTCATCCAGTATAGAATACCATTCTTGTTTATTTTCTAGATGGTTTTTAAGGGCTGATCTTTCGGAATTAATCTATTCTATAGTATATCTAATTGTAGTATTCAGTTTTCGGTCATATTCTTGTGCTAAATCGTTTTGGACTCTATTTGAGTTTTTATCATATGATAATCCAGAATATGTCTCAAGGAAACGTTATTTTTATGTTAGTATATTTTCTTCTGTCAATGAGCCTACAGCCAAAAACATATCTTTAAGAACTGAATATATATACAGATCAGCCATTCCATAATACAATCGTTTTCTTTGAAAATGTGTGTTGAATACACCCACGCCTTCTTAATTATAAACAACTAACTAAGCATTAAAGGCTATGTTTTATCTGTGGATGAACTTGATTCCTTCTACATTATAATCATGAGGAATTTAAGATACGATTGGTAGTGTCAAATAATCATTACCTATAGATATCAGTGCAATCTTACCATTTTATTTAATATAACCATCCTAATTGGTTAAAAAAGTAAGACCTTCAAAATCATCACTAACCGATATATGCACAACGTGACCTTAATCTTATAAGTCTTTAATTTCAGAAAGAGTTTTTGGATAATTTTCTGGATCATTTCTGACTACTTATTTCTCTTTTTACTATTCCTATTGGATAATCTGAATTTATGCTTATTCTTCATGTTATTGATTAAGATGTTACATTGGGGCTTTTTTCTCGGCAAATCTATTCTAATAGTTAATTACCTAAACAGGATTAATGTATGCATGCCCTTCATGAATCAATATCACTGCATGTGCGCTAGGGTCAGTAGTTACAGTTATATCTAATTGTTCCATGTATCTTGAAAATAACTCTAATTCAGCCACTCTTACATCCACTCTTCTGTAAACCATTTCTTATTTTTTATAAGTAAACTTAATGTCTTCTGAAAATTGAACACCCTACAATACATGTGATGTAAATGGATTCCCTTTCTTGGCGTTAACTTTTTTATTTAAATATGTAACTCCAGAAACAGGCATAAAATTTAGAGTTTGTAGGTGTTTAAATACACACTAAGATTGGTAAATAGCAAAAACTATAAAGTCAGATGTATTAAGATGTGTTACATTATAGCTTTCCATGGTTGATAAACCAAAAATTACATTCAATGCATTAGTGAGACAAGCATCCAAGTTAAATGTATATACCTTTTCACCTTCCATCTTTGGGGTTTTACAATTAAAATCAGGACATGATGTCCATTCAAAACCTTCAATCGTTTCTTGTTGAAATGTTACATGTCGTCGATGTCTAGCATTGAACACTAAAGCTCCTATCCCTGTAAATAGTGTTAGTCTACGATAAAAGATAGAAGTTTAATTATAGCAATAAACTGAAATGCTCAATATTAAGCTGAAAAAGAACACAGAAATAGTTTTGAATATTGTGAATGGTAAAGTGAGAGCCTCACGGGCAATATGATATATTAAATAGTTAATTATTAATGTTATAGTAAATCTTTGGTATATATGAAAAGGCATTAATAAATATAAAAACATAGGTGTACATACAAACATTAATGTAAATATACATTGAATTATTTTGCTATTATGGTATGTACTCAATAAAAAGAATATAAATATTATAGATAATATATGAATTAAATAATTGTTAGTTATAAATAATGTTATAAGAGACATACTTACGTCACCTATATACGCATATATAAAGAAAAATAAAAATACAGTATAATAACTGGTATAAACATTAGTGTTAATTACATAACAATAAAATATGTTTTAAATTAAAAAGTCACCAGTGATCTATTATTTTTCAATTAATATATAATTTAATAAATATGCAATATAAAATATTAATAAATAATTTAAATTGGTATTTTTAATAATTTTTTTACCAATTTTCTTTGTATCTCTCACAACTGGGGGAGAACATTTGGTCACTTCTGGACCTACCCTGTATTTTACAGGTCTATTTTCGAGAAGGCTATCAGCCCATTAATCCATAGCTCTATTTACTTCCTCATCGAATTTAAGTTAATCAGTATACATTGTTGTTGCTTAGATTAACATTTTAGCGAGAATTTTTTCAAATTTACGAACAAAATTCCTAACTTTATGTGATGTAAAATAAATTTCATTTTTATAAATCACATATGTGTTATTTAGATCTACATGTACTTGTTTATGTTCAAGTATTCGATCCATTTCCATATTAAAAGTCAATTATTTGTTAGCGATTGATAATAAGTACGCACGGCTCAATAAGACCTATACATAAATCATGCGGATGTTGCACCGATACATATTTATGCTACGCACTAGCCCCGATCTGGTGGGGAATCCAAGTGGTTTTTCTGCCTGGAACATTATTCTAACTACGGTATGCATAACGAAACAAAACTTACCCCATGGTATTCTGTTAAAATTTATACAATAAACACGTGTATGTTCTATCATTAACTATTAAATTTGAGGCTAACATTATGTTTTACCAAGTTTGTCCGTTACCGACCAAAGTAACGGTTCTTTCAGAAATCATATAGAAGGTCCTTATCGGGTTAGTTCTATACAACGATCCAAATAATCAATTACAAAGATTGAAAATGAACCTCTCATATTAATAGTAATTTTCGTTCCGGTAGGTTCGGAGCTACTGACAGAGCTTTATCCATGTACCTTTAGAAAACAAATGACTACAAACATCTGAGCAATAGATGAATGCATGACCGACGCTAAAACTCCTGCTCGAAAGCTTTCATATAGCACGGCGAGATAGTTAATCTCAAAACCACCAAACTCAACTGTATTGACTCGCCTAAAGTATACAGAGGAAATAAAAGGTACAAAAGTTGCT